AGGCTTTTGAAAACGAGGGCTAAAATTAAACCCAATAGGTATATCTCCGTTCATAGTTTAAACGTTATGTTGTAATTATTCAAAGTTGTTAAATTATTGCTTTCATATACTTTATAATCGACCGGCTGCCCATCTACAGTAAGTGTTAAAATACGCATACTCCAACCATTTGTTACGTTAAAGTTGTTTTGGTCTACTATTGTATGTATATCCGAATAAGTAGCAGGATAGCAGAAATACATCACTTGCATACTAGGAGCATATACTTCTACAATATCTCCTTCTAGTTTTATCAGGCTACTTGAAAGATTAACTATACCAGTTTCATCTAAACCGGGAGCGTCAGAGTCTATAAAACATAAAGAGTACCCACTAGCTGTACTTATAGGTTCCGGTATTCTTGTATTTAATCCTACTTTTCTAAGCATATCTACTAATTTCTTGTAAAGCTCCAGTCTTTGAGTTTGACCTAAAAATGTGAGTGTAAGAGTGCTAAAAAGCATATCTAAATATAATGCACCTATAAAATCCGCTTTTCCGTACAACTCCAGTTTAGAGCTAAGTACAGCCATAAACTTAGACATGTACTCATCTCTTCTACCCAACAAATACTGTATCTTATAATCTAACATAATTATCTTTTTATTATGTATACGCCGTTTACAATCCAACAACCTAAACCTTGTCCGCACTCTGAAATATCTGTATTAAAGTACTCTTCCGGTTTAGAGCCGCAAATCGACTCTACTTTACTATACGCACTTAAAGCCTGCTCTATTTGAGGTACAGATGCATAAGTTATAGCTGATTGTAGGTATAGATATAATGCATTAAGTTCGTTCCAGTCACTTAAGTCTTTATGTTCTATAGTTAAATTAGCAAAACATATAGATGTGTAGAATGCATTCAGAAGAACAGATTCTACATAATCTCCTAAAGCAGAATTAACTGTTATAGTAAATATACCGTCATAAACGTCTTTTGAATAAGTAGGAGCTATTAATGGGTCATCTATTTGTAGTTCTATATGAACATGCTCCCCTATAGCAAGGCTAGTTAAATCAATAAATTCTGATGAAAGGTACCTATCGCCAATATAAAGTTTTAAAGAGTCTGTAGAATCTCCGGCTTCCACTGTATAGTCGATATACAGTGTTTTAAAATCAGGGCTAAGCGAAAAATCATTTACAATAATCATAATGGTTGTTTTTCCAAAATTACGAAAAGTTTAATCAAAAAGCAAAAAGTCCGACTACTTATAAAAATAAGCAATCGGACAGAGTAAAAAAGAAAGGGACTTCCAAGTTTGCTTCTTACGCTAGAGTATCTACATACATCTTCCAATTGCGTTTTTATCCCTTTGATTAAATTCTAAGGTGCAGGTGCCGGTGCAGCCCCATTTACGTCAAATGCAACCAAAATTTGCAAAGATGTTCTCACATCAGATGAAGCATTAGGTACATAATCGTCAAAATCAAGAGCAAGGACATCGTACTGACCATCCGGAGATGAGTATGTTACAGGATCGAAGTTATTTCTCCATCCATTGTAACGATACGAATCGTTATTACCCCACGCAAAGAACTCTTTACTGTGGACATACTTTCCATCACCTACTCCGGGATTTCCTGGAACAGTTACAGTTCCTAAAGTAGCATCTTCTGCCGGATAAACCAATCTAGACTGAAACATGTGAGGTAATCCGTCGAATTTACCTGCAACATAGTCTAAAGGATTAGCTTTAATTGTAATAACTCCGGCTGCATTAGTTACAGTTACAGGAGCATAGTCCTCACGCGAAAAAGCAGCATTAATAGAGGCTACTAAAGCACTTGCAATATCTGTAGCTGTATCTCCGTTTTGTGCTCTATATACACCTTTTTTAATGAGCTTACTTGGACTGTTTTTCATATCCAACTCAACGCTCAATTCATACAGCTCTCCGGCTGTAGCAGTAGCTACTGTAATAGTTTCTTCTCTGTACGTAGGTGCTACATAGCTACGAATACTTCCCCATCCTGTAAAATCCTTGATATAGCTACTTTCTATGAAAGCATCACCTCTTTTCATAACAATTCTACCGTTAGTAGTAGATGAGTTTCCGTCTTTATCGAAAAAGCCGATTTCACCATCAGGTAAAGAAGCTAAATCGGGAGCATTAGAAGGAGCATTGTAGTCACTTACAAATACTTGTAATACGTTTGCTTGTGTGTTCATAATTAAAAATGTATTAAATTAAACTTATTGTTGTTGCTGTTGTTGCTGACTGGCTCCGGAATACGGAGCTAAATCTGCAAAAACAAGATTTATAGCAATATCTGTTATTTCCATTAAATCCTTATCAGAAAAAGAAAAATCAGTTGTTTCATACGATTCTCCTTTAACAGTTAGCCCATTAGGTAAATCCTCAAGAATAATAGTATTCGGAGATTTAGCGTACGTAACAATATATTTATTAGGCGTTATTGAACTATGAAGATATATTTTTACTCTATCGAACGCATCTTCTGTTGCTATTACACGTAAAGCTGTGCTCCAATTAGGATTTCTGTAAGGATTCTTTAAAGCATCCTCTATTTCAGATAGCCTTTTAAGTTCAACTTCTAACTCAATGTTACTGTACAATGGACTTGAAGATGTGCCGGTTGTAACCTTCTCCCTTAGTATCTTTCTGACATTCTCGCCGAATACAGCTAAATATCCTCCAAATATATCCCCAGAACTTACTAAATCAATATCCCTATCTACAAGCATCCTATCTATTTTATCAGCAATTCTATCATCTTCCTCAAAACGCAGTAGTATATTGTCATAATATATATCCTGCGCTCTTGTTAAATAGATAGACTTTTCGTACTCATCTTTAACAATTCCTGCTGAGAATGCGTTCAGTTTTGTATCAAATAAATCACTTAGCTCTAAAACTGTCATAGTTATTGTTGTTGTGGTGCTCCTATATAAAGAACAACACCCATTTGTACTGCAACTTCTAAAATATTTGGATGTAAAGCCTCCAATAAATCAGTATTCGATGGACCGGTAACACCCCTTATTGTTTCAGACACACCGTCTAAAATTATAGGTGTAGGATAGGTACTTAAAGTAGGAGTATATGTTGCCGCATCATCGTTAAATCTATGAATAATCTCAACAATAGGACTTGAATCCGCATTAACAATTCTCCAGACAGTCCTTCTTCTAGGAAAATTATAAGGCTTAAATGAAAGGGCTTTATAATCTGCATGACTAATAGGTATAACCGTTAACCTAGTTCCATCCGACTTAATAACAAAATCATTAATAATACTTAGAAAGTTAGCAGGAAGTTCAAAAAACTCAGAGTTTTCAGATAATGGAGTAATAGTACCGGAATAAGGTACTAGTTCCACAGTAGAGATTTTATTGGCTATAAGCTCTAAAGAGTTAGATGCTATTAAATTAAGCAACACTTTTTCTGAAGCTTGTGTTAACAATAAACTTTTCTCATACTCATCTACACCGGGAGCACTTCCGCTATTGATGTTCTGAAACATTATATCAAACTCTCTGCTAAATTCTTCGTTAGTCATTTTAACCTAGTTTTGCTAAAATCTTATTTTTAATTGTCGTATTCCTTTTATCTTTAAGGAATTTAATAGCATTGGACAATGTCGGCTGCATATTATCGTAGCATAAAGCTAAACCGTCTTCAAGGTAATACCTTCCATTAACTTCTTTTATTACTCCGGATAAAACTCCTTTTGCTATTAATGCTCTAGCGGAATAGTCTTTAGATGAGTAAATATCGATTACTTTTTGAGGATTATCCTCTACTATCTCACCTAATTTTCCTTTTAGCCATCTTATCGACACGTCTCTAGAAAGATTTACACCGTATAAATACAAGAACTCTTTAACGTTCTCCATGTTTGTCTCTAATTTTGCAGCAATGGTGTAAGCTTCTTTTTTAATGTCAAATTGCTCTGCTTTTCCTGCATCTCTTTCTCCTTTACGGATTACAACAAACATGTATGTCCACTTATTCTTTACCTTTAAGTCAGCCAAAGACGGCGCAACTATACTGTCGTAAGATATTGCAATTTTATACTGTATGTAATGTACAGGATTGGACAAATCCAAATCAATACCCTCTTTCAGCAATGTAATAGAAATACTATCCCAATAATTGTTTTCCGGTTTATAGAAGTTAAGAGCACCTTTTTCTAATCCCATAACATTTTCTAAATAATCCATCTCTTCAGTATCTAAAATAGGGATGTACTTAAATGTATTCCTTGATTTTTTAGGAACTAGTTCTCTCTTACTTCCTTCTAGCATTCCACCATACATAACGTGGTTCTTGTTTTTAACCATACCTCTTTCACGAGGTACAAACTCAATCCGAATTTTTTCGTTCGGTAACGTAAAACTATCCGATTTTTTCACCGGCTGTTCTTTTAATTCTGCTTCTGCCATAATCTGTTTAATTTAAGTTACTAAAAGCTTAACTTTGATTGTTAAGGTTTAGTAAAACGACTGCAATTTAGCAGCCGTTTTTATAAATGTACAAAATTACGCCAATATAGTAGGTAATATAGTGGCTGTACGACTATTATCAAGGATTGCAGCTCCAAGTGAACCATATCTAGTATATGTTGCACTATCTTCCATAGTACCTTGGTGCATGTTGTTAATCTCGCCTGTCCAAGGATTACGAAAACCGGCTAAATATCCGCGTAAATCGCCCATTTTCGTTCCAAGACGAATGATGTTAGATTCGCTTTGAGACCCTAGATAAAAAATATCTAGACGGTAACTTTCAGCAACTCCACCTTCCGGGTGCAATATTTTGTTACGTACTTTATCGTCGTACATTGAATCAACTTCAACTTTTAAACGAATATTGTTCGGTAACAACCACTCTGTGAACTGAAATCCGCCAGAAAAGGAATTAGAGTGCAAATTTGAAGCTACTTTCTGCACAGTTGCAGGGTTATAAGGATTTAAAGCAACCCATCCACTAGCCTCTTGAGCAGCAGCTTTTGAAATTTTACTTGCTCCTCTACGACCTGTACGGATCATAAATTCTGCAACACTCTCCGTATCTTCTCTACCTTCGACCATGTCTGTCAGAACACTTTCGAGTAACGATATAGTAATATCATTAGAGAAAATAATATTTGAAGCTTCCATCTGTTCACGAATACCGGCACCTTGCTTAATGTAGAAACCTGATTTTCCAATATCATAGTAACTTCCATCAGCATCTCGGTTTGAACGAGCGAACATATAAGCACGCGATTTTTCACGGCTCCACTGTTTTTCAAACTCCCATTCTGCATAAAGCATCCAAACTGTAAACTCTTGAGTTCCTCCGTTTTCATCTGTACCTACAAGAGTTCCGGCAACTTTTTTATTTAGTAACTTACCGGGAACTTTGTGCTCCATACGTAAAGTAGTAAAGCCATTTCTCATGTCAATAGGAGATGTGAATGTAATATCACCGCCTCGTATAGACATAGTGTCTTCAACAGGAGAAAAGTCTTTTGAGAAACGTTTTCCGGAAACTAGTTCACTTCCAGGAACTCCGGTTTTACGTGCAGCTCCCATAAGTTTAGTGATATAATGCCAACCGTCTCCTTTTTCTTGAGGTTCTCCTAATACACGAAATTGATAAATCTCATTCTTTTCTCCTACTAGTACGTTTACATCGGAAAACTGTTTTTCGGGAAATACAAGTGTAACCTCTGCTCCTCCTTGGCCTATCCCATTATCCGCGTCTGTTATAGGAGCATTCGGATTATTTGTATAAGCAAAAGAAAGAGGTACATTTTTCTCATCATGTCCTTTAAGTTTCCATGTGTAGTCTTCGTCATCTTCGAGTGTTTCCATAGGGTAACGCTCCAATACAGTCGATAGATTGTTTACGCCGGAACCGGCAAGAAATCTAGTAATTGCTGTATTTAAAATTTGGGGCTTATTACCGAACAAAAGTCCAAGTTGATTATCGGTTATTAAACCGGCAAAACTGGTGGCTTCTGTCATTTGAAATTTTCCTAATTCGGCCATTTTATATTAATATTTAAAAGGTTTACAATTTAACAATATTTGGTATAGTTGTTTTTATCTTACTTCCAACTCCGTCTCCTTTATTCGTAAAGTCAACGCCTATACCTTCGACTGCTGCTTTAAGTTTTTTCGCAGCAGAGTTTTCTGCTTTTCTTTGGAGCTTCTTTATATCCCTAAACCCGTTAGTTAAGGTATAGGCATAATAAAGCCTTTTTTCAAAATCTACTACATCTTCTAACCTATCTTTAATCAATGCGTTTATTGGAGTACCGTCAGGAGCTTTACCAACAGGTGTAGTCATAAGCTCATAAACTTTATTCTTCAATCTGTCGTCAACTCTAAAATTCTCAAAAACCTTATCACTCTTATAAATCGCGTCTTTTAAAGCTTTAACTTGATTTTGCTCTTCTTCAAGTCGGGTCTTTTTTGCTTTCTCAGCTTCTTCTTTAAGACGCTGTGTTTCTTCTACCGTCATTCTTTTAAGGTTTTCTTTAGAAACCATCGCCTCGTCTTCAAGCTCTCCTAATTTCTCAAGCCTTTCAATATGCTTCTGTATTCTAGCATCATTCCACCCTTGTGCTTTCAAATCTTCTTTTATAAGTCCTTCTGCTAGAGATTTATCTTCACTAACTACTTTTCTGTCAATACTATCCAAGTTCTTAACTGCATTGGATATTACTTTTGCATCATTTTCCGACATTCCGGATTCTATAGATTCCAGATAGGCTTTTTGAGCATCGCTAAGTCCTTTATATTTCTCAGCCTCTATGGTTTTTTGTATACTTTCAATGAACGTGTCTTCGTCTTGTACTTCAATGGAATCCGGGAGAACCCCCTTTTCTTTTAGAAACTCAGCTAATACGCTGTAGACAGATTCGGCAGGTTTGTCTCCGGGGTTCTCCTTTTCATCCACTTTTTTTTCCTGCCCTTCTTTTTTATCTTCTTCAATATCATTTTTATTAACGTCCTCTGTATCTTCAATCATTATGCTGAGGTTGCTAATTACATCTTCTATTTTATCTTCAGAAAGATGCTCCTCTTCTTTAGGTTCTTCCTCGTATTCCGGTTGAGGCGCTTCTACTTTATTAGAAGATTCTGTTACGTCTGAAATATGAGCTGCTTTTTCAATAGCCCCTATTTTAACTCCTGATAAATCAATACTATTCATAATACCTGCCTTTTATGTTCAACAAATTTAATTATTAATATTAATAATTAAAACACCCGGATAAACATCAGGATGATTTAATCTATTTTTAACCCTCAGATTTTTTATTAGGTTTAATTTTTTCCTGAAGTTCTTTTGCTTTTATAAGAAGTTCTTGAGCAGATAAATTAGAATCTGATTCTATCTTAGCCATTTCTCCTCCTTGCTTCATCTGTTCGATATAAATTTTAGTCATATTATCTGAATCAACTTTATATCTCTCCAACTCTCTTTCTTTATCTTTCTCCTCTTTATCCGCTGCAATTTTTTCTTGTTGAAGTTTAACTGCTTGCTCTCTTTCAGCCTGTCTTTCTTTCTTCATCTCTTCTTCTGCAAGTTCGATTTTACGCCGTTTTTCTGCAATACTATCAGAGAATAGTATATTAAGAACAGTAGAGAAGTTTCCGCCATTTTGCATAAATGCATGAGCATAGGCATCCAACCTATCTTCCATTTTAAGAGCTTTATTAGATATAGTTAAGAATACAGAATAGTCTGAATCTAAGAACTCGTCTCCGTCTATATCAAACACTTCAAGAGAAAAGTCGTCTAGTATATTTTGAGCTAGCTTACGATTATTTCTTAAAGCAACTTTAGCAGTCTCTAATAACACCTGCATAAACTCTAATTTAAACTCTCTGTGATTATAAAACTCCCATTCAGTGTTATTGTTACTCTGCATCACACTCCTCTCGGTACTCCCTACTGTTGCCGATGCTTGTACCATACCTTCTCTTTGAGGAGTAATTCCGACAATGTCTGATAGTTCTTTCTTAATATACTCCAAAAGGTATACGTGCTGCTGTATGTAGTTTCCATTAGAAGTAGATATAGTTTTTCCTGTAGTATTAAAAGCACCTGCAAGTTTTCCTGTAGCTGCTCCTTTAGTTGCTTCTTTAAAACTATCTACAAACATAATCCCGCCTTTGTATGCGTAATGTAACCACTTAGCAACATCCCATCCGGCCGGTTTCTTAGCGAAATCCATCTCTACAATATTACCGAGGTCTTTCTTTATAGCATCTAATAGCCTCTCCCATACAATATTATATAAATACTGATAAGGCTTCATCTTAGATAAAAAGCTAACAACTTTTCCACCGGATACCGAGTTCACTCTTCCTATAATTCCAGGATGTCCTTTAGAATAGTTACCTTGCATTCTAAATTGTACCGGTTTAGGTTCAATAAATGGGTATATATCATTAGCTATTTTAACTCCATGCCACCATTCTTCTACCCACAGTTTCTCAACTGTTTCTCCGTACAGAGGATTGGGTGTATATTCTTCAGACATAACTCTCTCGTACTCTTCTCCGGTTTCAGGGTCTATTCCTTTAACAACGTAGACTAATTTCTGAGAACGCCACATTCCTCTAAGTACTCTATAGTTCCCTTCTTCATCAACAGTGGCGCCATTATATTGGTCTACATCCATAGCACCTGATATAGCACCTTCAAGCATAAATCCGTTAGGAACAACAGTGTATGTATTAGCATAAATATCATTATACTCTTCTGACACTTCTCCGGAATTAAGTCGGTCAATTTCTTCCGGTTTAAGGTAATTGTAGTATGTATCTACAATCTTACCGACAGACCAGTATTCTTCTATAACGATTATATCTGCATCTGAAATTTTGTTAGAGCTAGATGAGTATAGTGTATGTACTTTTTTAGGATCTAACTTTGATATAGCAACATCTTCTCCAACAATATCAATAAGAGCTATCTCTTCTCCATAAACAAGCCTATCAAGCATTGCTTCTGAAAACAGCATAGGAACATTCAACTTTTGATAGTAGTACTTTAATACTTTCGTAGCTCTTACTTCTTTAATGTCTTTCCATGTATACTTAAAATACAGCCCCATCTCTTCAAGCTTAGTACGAACTTCTTCATCCGTCAATTCCTGATTTTTAAGTAAGTCGTTGACCTGTTGGTCGATAAGCTTTTTCTTATTCTCCTGTTTCTGAGCAATACTTTTTGGGTCTGTAACCATTACCGACCAGTCAAAAGGCTCTTTAATAGCCTCTCCAACAAGGAGTTCTATCTTAGGGCGTATTAATGGACGGTTCTGTATCTTCTTAGGTATATAGGCGTTAATAACTCCTGCAGAATTAATAGTGTCTATTACATCAGACATTGTTAACTCTCCGTCATAAAGACGCGCATTAATGTATTTCTCTTTAACAGAGTCTCTTACTCCCTGATTGGTTCCATAAGATATTCCGGAGTCTATTGCATCTACGCATTCTCTCCTCCATTCTTTTGTCTTACTTCTATATCTTTTTTTCTGGGGCGGTAATTTTATTTGTGCCATTTCAATAAGTTTAATAAGTTTCTAAAGCAACATCGTAGTTTTCATTAAATTCCTCATCAGTAAAGAAAGGGTCATCCGAATAGTCGTCCTCTATATCTCTAGATTCATCTTTTCTGGATAACGCCTTTCTCTTGTCCTCTCTAAGGATAAACAACATAATGCCTGCCGAAATTCTGTCAAAGTTTCCATCTTTATTCCAGGATATGCCCTCTCTGATATACCCTATACTTCTAATTTTTTTAAAGTTTAACTCTCCGTAATAATCATTATAGGACAACATCCAATCTGCCTGCAACCTTCTGCCCCATATATTTATTTGACCTGTTGGTGGTGTTCCTTTTCTTTTATTCCCATAACGCTCTTTAGTTGCGACATAGTCCATGTCTTGAAGTATAGAAGGAGTATCACAAAGATACGCAAGAGCGTTTTTTCTGTCAAAATAAGAGAACATCCCTTTTAGTTTATTCTCATAGTTTATTTCAGCGTTATAAAATACAGCTATCTTATGCGCCATATCAAAGTTCTGATTAGCTGTTCTGTACCTACCTGTCCACTCGGCTACAATATTATCTGTAAATAAGTCCATCACTAACAACGAAAATGCAGAAGAGCCATACTCATCATCTACAGGGTCAACTCCAATTATATACCTTCCCCTTGCCACTTCTCCTGTATAGTCCCTTTTAGGCATCTCAAATATTTCTACTGCGCCTTCTTTGTTAATATCTTTTATAGGCCATTCTCTGATGGGGTTAGCAGAGAAATCCGGTTTAAATTCTACGCTTATAGCATCTTTCCAATATAAGTTTCCAATATAATGAGATGCTGTGAATGACTTGATTTTTGGTAGTATTTCGGATAATGCGGATTTAAGTTCCTCAACCGGGAAGACTGTTCCTTCTATTCTCATTATAGCTTCTTGTGGAGTAAGCGCACCTTCCGCTTTAGCTTGAGCTATATCTTCTTGTTTTACAGAACTATACTTTAGTTTTAATCTTTTTTCTATTATTTCTTCAAGAGCTTTAATTACGTCTGAGTTTCCATTCCTGTCATAGCAGTCTGCTCTATTGAGATAATCAGGTACAAAAAAGCCGCATAAATTCTTTTCTGCATTCTTATCGTACATATTTGGCAATGGTTTTATATTGTACGCTTCAGGATTATAAAACATTGACTCCATGCCTTCAAAGTTTGCTCCAAGTTCGCCTCCTGTACCATAAGCAGCCATAAACCCAAAAACTCTATTACCTTCTTCCAATGAACGCTGTGCTATTCTCCAGCTTTTAAGTATATTCGGAAAAATACCGGCTTCCTCCCATAGTATCAATTTACCTCTTTTTCCCCGTACTTTTCCCGGATTATTTTTAAGTGTAACACCTATAACTTCACTTCTGGCACCACGTTCTGCAGGGTCTCCAGGCCTTTTATATCCTGCTTTTTTATGCATTGCGGTGTCTTTTAACCTCAACTTTCTTGCAAACCCGACAAACTTAGTATTAAAATCAATAATATCCCACGCTTTAGACAACAGTCCGTCTGAATCTAGATATTCTGTATCAGATGCAAGTGCATAGGACTTACTTAAACCAAAAAGCTCATAGTTTCTCGCCAACATTGCAGCAGCTTTAAAGGAGTAACCTTTTCCTCTGGCTTTTAGTACAACACCGTATTTACCCTCTCTTTCCGCTTGTTCTATATAATGAAAATACCAGTAGTCACTATCCCAGAAATCCGGAAAGCCTTCATCCCTTTTAGCTTGTACAGTTCCGTCTTCGGCTCTTTTTCCTACAATAATGGTTTTCATTATTTTAGAATAGTTCAAATAGAAATAATGATCTCCTGTAATCCATTCACCATCACTGCTTCTTACATATCCTTCAATACACCTTCTTCTTTCTTCATCCCAGTATTTTCTATAAGTACTATTAGGATCTTTAGATGGGTATGCTTCTGTGTATTTACCTGTTCTTTCAAATGTTATAGCAGCCTTTCTGAAATAGTTTACATCTTCAAGTATGTGTGGTTTAGTAATGTCTACTTTAATCTTGCCGGTTTTATCTTTTTCTAAGTCCTTTGCATAAAGTCTGTCACCCTCTAAACCTACCATGTATCTGGCAAGTTTAACAGTGCTAAGTATATCCACTAACATGGAATACCCTTCTGAACCTTCATTAAACTTAGTATTAATATCCATATTACATATCTTCGTAAATAGATTTTTCACCTGATCCGGAAGCACCTTTATCCATCGTACTTTCTTTCTTAACGTAGTCTTCAAGCGCGTCCATTTTTTCAAGCATATCAGGTAAACGAGCTACTATTTCAGACAACTCTTTTATATCCTTCAATTCACTAAATGATGCTGTATCGACCAGACTAATGGCTTTTTCTAAAGCACTTTTAACACTTTTTATCAGCCTTATTTTAATAGTGTCATTATGTTTAATATAAAACTCAACAGCCTTTACTGTTATGTCGTCCAGCTTTAAGTGTCTGTTACTAAATAAGTTTTGCTTTATAGAGTGTATGCGCTCATTAATGCTTCCCTTAACAGAAAAGTCGCTACGATAGTCAGATGCAAAATAGATAATACTTACTTCTACAACTGCAAGCTCAAACTTCTTGTATTTATTCCGTATCTTGCCAAACTCCTCTATGTTCCAGATTATAGGGTTAACTATAACCTCTCCATCGTCATTAACAAAAAATAATTCTTTAAACATAGATCCATTTGATTTCTCTTGTACTGATCAACAGATAAGGTTTTCCGTCAATAAATTCTACAGGAACCTGTATCTCTTTAATATTAGGCCCTACGTCATACTTAGGTTTTTTAAACTCAACTCTGAACCGTTCCGGGGCAATTTCAATCTCATCTCCGGGCTTTACTTCTGCATTCGGACC